TTTTCTAATGCTATGGCTCAAATGTTTACTCAAAAAATAATGATGTCTTTTGGGATGAATGTCTCTGGATATGCAAATGGTGGTAATTTTGGCCCTGGACCAATGGTTGTTGGAGAAAAAGGTCCAGAACTACTTTGGTCAAAAAGTTCTGGAAGTGTTACTTCCAATAAAGATTTACAGAAATCTATTGGGAGTAGTGGAGAAGTCACAATCAAAGAGATTAATATTATCAACAACACTGGCTCTGAAATTGGGAGTTCAGAAACAAACATTCAGTTTGACCCAGAGGGTTATATTATTGGCGTTGTTTTGAATGGGGTAGCTAATAACAAAGGTGGTTTAGGTGATTTAATGAAGGGGGCTAAATAATGGGTGATATACAGTTCCCAAGTATTCAAGAATATTCATTTGAGGAAGATATTACTCCTGAAGAACCTGGAATTGGTCATGAACCAGAAGATGGTATGGAAATAACTCGCCCAAGATTTAGTAGGACAAGAACTACTTATAAACGTCATTGGAACGCCATGCCGGAAGCAGATTTTTTAACTTTTAAAAATTTTTATGATAATACAATTCGGGGGAAAAGTTTAGTATTTGTTTGGAACGGGGTTCGTGGAAGAATAGCACAACCATATATTGCTAAACGGGTCTCTGTTTCCCCTAATCTTTATTATGTAAGCGTTGTTTTTAGGGAGGCATAAATTATGGCATTAACCAGAGCCCAGCGAATTGAAAAGAATAAAACTTCTACTTCAGGAATGTCCTTACTTTTTCTCGAAATATTAACGGATGACGCAATACGAATCGTAAATGATACTATAGACCATGAATGGGGCGGTTATGTTTGGATAGGTGTCCCGATACGGCTTGGTTCAGTTAATTATAATGATAAAGAGTTTCCAACAATAACATTACAAATATCTAATGTAAATAAACAAGTTGGTGCTGCTTTGGCTCTGGTTGAAGGTGGTGGAGGTACCGAAGTAATTGTTAGGGTTATTAACACAAAATTGTTGAGTGAACCTCCTATGCAAATTGAATATTTTAAAATTAAAGATTCTAGTCGTGGAGATTTATGGTGTGATATTACACTTGGTTGCGATAGATTTGGTCTTCAGTTATTACATACATACACAGTAAGTCGAGATTTTTGTCAATATATTATTACTACTGGGTATGGTGGAATTGAATGTGGAGTAAAGGCTTCTTATAAAGCATTATACCCGGAATGCAATGGTAGTATTGAAGATTGTCGCCAAAGAAAAAATTCTCACAGATTTAAAGGGAAGTTAGGAACATGAAAATTGTTATTTCTGATTTAATTGGGAAGCCTTTTGAAAAATTAGGAATTTTACCTGGTTACAACTGTTGGACATTAGCTAAAGAAGTTTTTTCTAGGTATGGAGTAGAAGTTCCTGATTACCGAATTTCTGCCTTTGATTTTGTAACAATTGAAGAAACTTATAAGCGTGATATTAAAA